TTAAGAAGTCACCAGCTATATTGAATAATGGTCTTAAAACACCCCCAGCCATACTTAATGCAAAATTGAAGAAAGTTTTAAACTTGTTCTTAAATGCTGAAGGCCCGTTTCTTGCCCATGAAATTAAATCTTCGATTACAAGAGCTATTCTTCTAGCCCACGCACCCATAGAAGAAAGCACATCTCCTAGTGAACTTGATTTTAAACCGAATACCCTAGCAGCAGTTCTCCAAGCGATAAGGAATACTTGAGATAGTCCCTTACCTAAATCTGTAAAGCCGCCCTTAGCATCTCTTAAGCTGTTTGTAAGTAAAGGTATCTTCGAGCCTACTGTAGCTGCTAATGGGCCACCCATAGCTGTAAGGCCAAACTCATATATATCTCGAAGGTTTGATATTAAACCTTGCCATGAAGTCATTTGATTCTTCATAGCGTTGAACATCATACCGTCTTTGCCTGTCAGTATTCTGAAGGCTTGTAGCATTTCGTCTGATGTAATACGGCTATCTTTTAACCCTTCAATAGAAGTGCCACGCATTTTAGCAAGTATCGGCTTTAAGTTTACAAGTGAATTTGCAAGCTCTTTAAAGTCAATATTGTCAGCAAAACCCTTAGCAATAACCGTACCCATTGTATAAACAACACGGTTAAATCTTTGCGTATCACCATTTACAGCGTCACCGAATGTTCTAAGTATCCCTGCCGTTTGTTGTGGGTCTTTACCAGCGCCTATTAGCTGTTGCATGATTTTGCCAAAAGCACCACGAGACTGAATCAAGTTTAGTGGAGTGCCTGCTGCAAAACTTTCTACTTGTCGCATCATATCTTCAGCAGCTTCAGGTGTTCCTAGAAGCATATTAAAGAATGATAAATCTTTTTGTCTTGCGCCAGCTAGGTTCATTGACTTAGGGATAAGTCCAAAAGCAGTTCTTATGCCGCTGAATATAGTGTTTTGAATCCCCCATATTACTCGGCCAACGTAGAAACTAATTGCGTTTGTTGCTACCTTACCTACTCATGCCGCGACCTTTCTAAACGTCCACATTAAACCTTTGAAAAGAAGTTTAGGTAAGTACAGTAGCCTGCCTGCAATATCCTTAACTACACCAAGAATCCCTAGCCATTTAGTTATGTTCATATACTTAGCAAAAGCTTTAGCAGCAATGCTAGAAGCAGCCTTAGCTTTATCTGCTACTTGTGCAGCCTTAGCATGTTTTGCTTTAAGCTTGTCTTGTAAAGTGATTTGCTTTTCTAAAGAACGCTCAGATTCTTTTACATTTCTAGCGTTTTCAGCCGTATGCTCTTTTGTTTCAGCTTTTTCAGAATTAAGCTGATCTTGCAACTCTACTTTACGAGATAATTCTCTTGTAGCTCTTTTCTCTTGTAGAACTATCTTACGTATAAGCCTAAGTGTAGCTTGTCGCTTCTCCATCAATGAATTACGCATCTTATCATTGATGCTGTTTTGAATCATTGCACCTTTATCTGTGAACTTACTACCAAAGGCATCAGTTCTTGATGTAGGCATGTTAGAAGGTATAGCTGCTAATTGCGCATCTATGCGACCAAGCTTAGCTTCTGCGTGAGCTTTGTTTCTAGCTATTAAAGTCATCTTAGCTTGTTGCTGTAAAACTCTTTGGTTCTGAGCTTCTAGCTTAGCATTGACAGTCACCATAGCTTTTTTTAGTTTTAACTCTTCTTGTAAATGCTTCTGAAAATTAGTCGCTATTGTTTGAGCTTTGTCTTTAGCAGCGTTAAGCTTTTGGTAAGCATCAGAAGCTGCCTTAGTAGCTAAGGCAGTCTTAAGATTAGTCTTTTCTAGTTGGGATTGCGCTGCTTCGAGCTTCTTAGCGTTATACTCCATAGCAGCACTTATTGTTTGATGTCTTTTTAACTCTTCTCTTAAAAGCTTAAGCTTAGGTATAAGCTGTGGAATAGTTTTATTCGAGAAAGATAAAAAAGTTTCTTTAGACATAATTTCCCATCCTAGTTAGCCTTGCAATGCACCAGTCACAGAATCAGCAACTTCTCTCATTTGCTCGGCTTTAAAAAATTCTTTTGCATTAATAAGTTCTTGTAAATCCAAGAAGTCTTCAAAGCTCATTATAGTTAAGTCGTGATAGGTTATGTAACCAAGAATTACAGGCTTCCAGAGCTGCATATCAGCCCTGATGGAATATCCTTTTAGCTCAGAGCTTTCTCCGGAGTCTCTTCCTTCTTCATCGTCTCTTCTCCGCCCAGAAAACCGCTCACTTTTTCCTGAGCCAGTGTAAAAAACTCTTCAAAGTTTACTTTGATGATTTCTGTTAGAAGGTCGATGGTAAATTGATTAACGCCCATATCACGATCAAATATTACTTTTGCACCATCAATAGTACACGTTTCTGTCAATTTTTTCATCAATTCAATAAGCTCTTGCTCAGAAAGTCTGTCAAAAAGAGTTTCTACAGCAGAAGTGATTGAATCTTGTCCCATAGTAAATTCAGTCATCACAGGAGCTAATACGCTCATTAGTTTACGCATGATTTTCCAGCCTTGGATTGCGCCAAACTTATAGATAACTACTTCTCTACCTTCGATTGTTCTGTGTTCTTGTCCGTACATGAATTACCTCTTGTAAGTGTGAAAAAAGCCCTATATTTTTATACCATATTTCAGATTTAAAAACATAGGGCTAAGAATTAAACTGATGGGTTTTGTAAATTATCCTCAGATTGTACTAAGCCTAATCTTTGCTCAGCTCTTCTGAAATACTCTACAGAATCAAAAGATGCGCTAGGATCTCTATCAGGGATTGTAGTTTTAGCTTGAACACCTGTTGGCATCAAGCCTGAATCACCTTGTGGATTCAAGATAGGTTCTTCAGCCATTGTGCCGAACACAACATTACCACCAGTAAACATACCTAAGTTATCAGTTACGAAAGTCCACTGACAAGTTTGATTACTGTTAGATAAAGTTAGATCAGGGTGCTTCTGAATGTAAGCATTAGCAGCAAATGCAACTGTTGAGCCTGAACCATCAATGAAAGTCATTGGGAACATGCCTGTGTTTGTTGCTCTATCTGCAATAGAAATTACAGACAAAGAGTCATTTGAAGGACTTGATTGTTGTAATGTTACAGTAATAGTAGCTGAGTTGTTGTTTTTACGAACTCTTGTTGCTTCCCCATCACAACCTATTGCTAGGTCGAATGAGTCGTCAGAATAAGATACGGAAATCTTTTCTTCTGAGAAACCTTGGATTTGTAGTGGCCCGAAGATAACTGTAGTTAGTTTCGGGTCATAAGTTCTAATAGCCATATTTTAATACTCCTTTAAGTTTTTCAATTATATTTGAACTGAGCCTCTAATGTTTACAGTATGTACTGAACCAGCAGTGACCGCAAAAAATTCAATGTCAGGAAGTTGACGACCAGCTTTCATACTTGGAGCTACATTTACAACATCAGGAGCAACAACTACTGGTGATGGTGTTGCTGAAAGAAATCCATCAGATACACCTTGTTGTAATCTTGCTTGAACTGCTGTTGTGATAGTTTGTACGCCACCTTGCGTGTAAGGAATCTTATCAGCAGATGCTAGGATTGAATAAACATCCTCAGTGATTCTAGCTTCTGTGTAAAGAATACCAATGTAGTCATCAATGAATCCTTCGTTTTCTACATTAGCTGTAACGCCAGTCCAAGTAATTCCACGGCCACCAACAAAAGAATATTGGTTTATTGCGCAAGTTGCTGGAGTGTTAGCGTCAACTCTTTCAGGTCTTAAATAACCTTCTTCTGTGCTGGAATACTTAGAAGTATCTACAAGCTCAAGAGACTTGAAAGCAGCAGTGTAAGAGCCAGGCTGTAAACAAAGTATTCTTGAAGCTATTGCAACATTTATCCACTTTCTTGCAACATCAGTAGACTTTGTGTGCCATAGAGATGTGTAAGAAGAGAAGTTGTCATAACCAGATGGAGAAGCAGCACTTACATCATCTTCAACTAGATAGAAGCCATACTTAACACCGCCAAGTTCTGTCTCTTGTAGAGTAATGTCAGCAGCGGTATTCCACTCTGAACAATAACCGAACCAGTTGTCATTAGCAGCTCTTAAGTTTGTTACGTCATCAACAGATAGTGCATCATCCGCTAGATAACCAACGTAAACTTGCGTTACAGCAGGCGACTGAGCAAAAGCTACTCTAGCCATGTTGTAGATTGCGCCACCAGCTAAGATAGATTTATCACTAGTGATGTCTGCAAACTTTTCGTACTTTCTTACTTCGCCGATAACAAAAGCGTTAGGCTCATCCGATTTAAAGGATGTAGTCTTTCCTGCAAGCATTAGGCTGTTAAAACCTTGTCGTGCAACAGCAGAACTTTGTAACGTGATTTCCACGTCAACAATGTCGTTCATAGTAGGCATACTAAACTCCAAAAAAAATTATAATTTATTTTCCCATGTTACATCGACTGACTCAAAAACACCAACATCTTCGGTTGTTGAACCGTTTTCAATATAACAGTTAAAGGTTATGTCTATCTTAGCTCTTTCTTCCCAATGAGAGTTTACTAAGACATGATCGTTAAAAACTATCTGACTTCTTAATACAGCAGCAGATGCTTGCTCTAAAATTGTTCTTACATTCTGTGTATAAATACTGCCGTCTAGTGCATTTATTGTATCAATAGCACCATCACCATAGCAAGTTATTGTAAATACGACTTCTCTATTGCCGTACTGATGCAAAAGCTCGTCGTCTTCTAAAGTCTGCCAATCGTTTACAACATGGCTTCTATTCATAAACTTAATCCCTATATAGGGAAAGTCTGGCCTTGGGGCATTAGGGTAATGAAAGATAACTTTCTCCCCATCAAAGCCAGTAGCAGCAATGATAGCTTCTCTAATTGTAGGCTCTAGGCTGTTTCTAATACTTAAACTCATCCGTAATCCCTCATGTCACCGAATATTATTGGCCTTGCTGCAAACATGAAATTAACAACTCGGAAATTAATAGAATCGAATAATTGACCAGTATCTATTAATGGGTCTCCATTAGGAGTTCTGCCATCTCTATTCGGGTCAACTAGTGGTGGAGTAATATGAAACTCAAGCGTATCTTGAACGTGGTCAACTAAAGCCCAGCCAGCCATTCTATATGCTTTTCTAAAGTCCAGTTTTTTAATCCATTTAGTGTCTGTAACAGATTTAGCGAATTGCCTATCCATTTCTTTGTCAAAAGCCCTTCTCGCTACAACAGCACCAAAACTATGAAAACTTTTTCTAATAAAGCTACGCTCAGGTACACCAATACCAAACTCGTGCATATGAGCAACTTCGCCTAGAGTTATATCGTTATCAGTACCCCTAATGATTTGACTTCCAGGGCCGTCCATCCATTCTTCAAATTCTTTAGGATGACTAGCTAGAGAACCAGTCTTCGCGTAAACTCTATCCTCAAGAATACCGACATCAACTCTGTGGTTTTGAGATCTTTCACACTTCTTTATAAGCTTTGTGACTTCTCTCTCTAGTTTTTTCCAATCATCGTAAGCAATCATTCGATTACATCACCTTCTTGTCTAATAACCTGAACTTTAGTGTGTTCAATCAATTGGTCCCAATGTTCTGTAGCCATTTGTTCGTATATTTTACCATTAATTGTAAATGTGGACGTCCTAGTGGTATCCCCCATTTCTATTTCACGGAAGGCTTCAGGCGAGAAATAAAGCTTAAGTGTTTCTCTTCCTCTGTAACCTTCAGGCATAAGCTGCTTCTCTTTCATTGAGCAACGCATAACTACGGCCTGTATAACCTTAGTTTCCGTCACTGCCTCTTGATATCGACCATCCACGTAACCACTGTCAGCATA